ATCTCATAAAAATGGTTATGACCATTTGGTGTACCTAGAAATATAGCTGCACCCTCTCTATCCGATAGTGCTGGTCTTACAACCTCCCCCCATACCCTTGGATTCTGCATCCCATACTCATCAAACACACATAAGTCCAAGTAAATACCTCTCAAGGCATCAGGATTCTCACCTGACAACAACATAATCCTACCACCATTAGGAAAGTCTGCCCTCAGTTCAGTCTCATTGAAAGTAACTCCTGGTATCACACCAGCATAATATTTCACATAATCCCAACTAATCCTCTTTGCCTGACTAAACGTAGGTGCAACCAAAGCAACCCTCGGTCTTGGCAACGGACAAGTCAAAGCATGTTTTATCATGTGATTGACAGCAAACACAGTTTTACCAAATCTCCTGTGCATAACTAGCACATTCCATCTCTTCAAGTCTCTGTGCATCTCTGCCTGTAAGTCTCTAGGCTTATATGGTATCTTTACTTGCATCTGTTTCCCACACTATCCTTATCGCACCATCAGTTAACTCAACACCTGTCCTCTGCTTGATCTCACCAAACTTCTCTGGTAACACCTTCTGCACCTTCCAGCGAACATGTGTGGCATAATCCCTCAGTAAGTTAGGATCGTACATCTTACGCTTATGTAACGTATCTAAGAACATAGTTTCCAACTCTTCCAAGGTTTTCTCAGCAGATTGCTTCTGTGCAGTACGAACTACGTCATTAAGCTGCTCATCCTTTGCCATGTGTCTGTAAAAGGTAGCTCTGCTAACCTTTTCATCTTTGCAAGCCTGATACAGACTATATCCGTCTGTAATCTTGTTTATGATCTTGTTTTTCTTGTATTTGCTAATCGTCATTGTGTGTTTCTATGGTGTATATATTGTTGACTATATAGAGCCTGTGCCTTGTCGGTCTGTATGGCAAAAAAAAGACTCCCCCATACTGCTGTAACTTATATTTTGTTTTGTCTTTTGTACTGCTGTTCATTATCTACTATGCTGTATAACATTGTCTCAATATATAACTATAAGAGGATAAAATTCGCAACATAAAACATTAATAATAAAACTTTTTTTATAATAATAGTTGACAATAATAAACCAATGGTTATATTAAAACATAACAACAACTAAACAAAGGTAAAAAACAATGAAGAAAAACTTTACAACTAAAGACAGATACCAGTTACTTACTGATAAAGTTATTGAGTTAATGCAACAACATGGCACAAACTGGACTAAGCCTTGGGCAAGTTCTGTTTCAAGTTCACACCATAACAAGTTTACTAAAACAATGTATAAAGGCACAAATACATTCTGGACTGGTCTTAGTTGCTATATAAATGGTTTTACATGCAATGAATGGGCAACATTTAAGCAATGGAAAAAGCAAGGTTACAATGTAAAAAAAGGTAGCAAAGGTACAGATATATTTTATTTTGATTTTATTGAAGTAAAAAATCCTGACAATAAAGAAGAAAAAGATATTATTCCAATGCTTAAAGGCTTTGTTGTTTTTAATGGTGAGCAAATTGAGAATTACACACCAAATAAAATTGAAGATAATAAAATAGTTTTTGATAACAAAAGAATTGAAGATTTGATTGTTACATCAAAAGCAAAGATAAAACATGGAGGAGATAAAGCCTTTTATAATACTAACCATGACTTCATTCAAATGCCTAACAAACAAGACTTTACTGGAACTGATACAAGTACAAATGAGCAAAGTTATTATAATACTTTGTTGCATGAGCTAAGCCATTGGACTGGACACAATTCAAGACTTAATAGGGAGTTTGGAAAAAGATTTGGTAGCAATGCGTATGCTTTTGAAGAATTAGTTGCAGAAACTTCCAGTTCATTCTTATGTTGTTTACTTGGCTTAAATCATACACCTAGCAAGGACAATGCAACATACTTAAATAATTGGCTTGAAGTCCTGAAAAAGGATAAGAAAGCAATGGTTAAAGCATTTGGTATGGCACAAAAAGCAAGTGATTATATACTACAATATGATGCTGAACTTAAAAAAGCGGCATAATCTTATTACTCTAATAGCTCAGGCATTGTGCCTGAGTTATAGGAGCTATAAGAAAGCTCACAACAACAACAGGAGTATAAACAATGTTAGTAAATAAACTATGGGAAAACGATTTAGAATTTAGAAAAATTGCGACAAGTTATTTTTTAAAATTTGAGCAAGAGATGCAAGATATTGACCAAAGATATGATTCATGGGGAGGTTTTAAATATAAAAGCTGGTGGTATGATTTGCATTTATTTAGTGATGAGGACGGCGTAAGAGATTGTATTTACGGCGTTAAAATAAACTGTAAAGGAGACTTAGAAACTGATTTTGAGAATGAGTTAGTAATTCCAAAAATTTACAATAAGGATTTAATACAATGAATAAAAAACTTTTAAAACTGCATATAGAAAATGCAACACCAAAAAAATATTGCTTTTATGAGATATTGAAACTAAACGCAGAAACTATTTTATTTTTAATTTTCTGCATATTCTTATACATAGTTTTCTTTATTATCTTTTGATACAGCAATGAAACATGTTACAGGCTGGTTTATATCCTAAAAACTATTTAACTAGCCTGTAGCCTTCTTAAATCGTCATTAAACAACTAAAGGAGTACATAACAATGACTAACAATAAAACACAATGGGAAATTGAAAGAGAGAGACAAGACAAGTTAAACAATCTTGGCATGTCAAAACTTACACCAGGACAACTATCAGCAATATTAGAAACTCATTCTATTTTAACTGAGGTTCTGGAAACAATAAGAGATTTACATGATTTAAATTTAAGTGAGATTAGAAAACTAGATGAATGTAAATGGCAACTATACAACAACTTTAACATAGAAGAGAAAGAGTAAAACAATGGCTAGAAAATATTATGTTTACGATCACTGGGAGCATGATTGGTGCAATACCTGGTGTTATGATAATTTTGGAGATTTCATGGATTTTATAGAAAATGGTTACGATCCTGAAAGGCACTCTGTTCAAGATAGTTTACGCAGTCATAACGAGTGTTGCAAAAACAATGACAATGAAATTGAGAAAGGCTGTTAGATGATAAGAGAAAGCATAACTAAAGAACAGTACAAGCAAATTAGAACCAGGCTAAAATACACACAAGCTGAATTTGCAACAGAACTGGGAATAGATAAACAAACAGTTTCCAGACATGAAACAGGAGAGAGAGGTATAAGTAAAACTATAGCTATCTTGATTGGTTACATATTCGAGAAACAAAAATAGGAGAGAAAGATGAAAAAATTTAATTACATTGTTTGGGTAGGTGCAACACCTGACTATTACATTAACTATGAAGATGCAATTAGAGATTACAATGATTGGATTGACAAAGGTTATGATGACGTTGTTTTAGAAAAAATTAACTAAGTGAATTAAATATATAGGAGAGAAAGATGCAACAAATTAATGAAGATACAATAACATTAGAATGGTCTACTGATGACGTTTTAGAACAATGTGATTGGCTTACTAAAGAGCAAGCACGACATGTTTTAAGACAATGTTTAGACAAACATGATTGCAATATTGGTTTATCATGGAATGTTATAGACGACATTGCATGGACATTATATCCAAACAACGCATAGTATTACATACTAAGCATTGCATACTAAGCATAGTATAATATGCAATACATAATATACTATTAGAGCAATACTATAATATAGTTTATTAATTAATATTATAGTTTATATACTAAGCTTAGTATATGCAATGCTTAGTATGCTAAGTATAGTATAAGCATAGTATAGTATATATGCCGTAGCATAATAGACTGGAGGGTAACATGGAAAGTGAAAATCACCAAGAAAAAATTATTATTTGTTTTAGATGTAAAATAAAAATGAATAAAACAGAACTGAAAGACGTTTACAAATGTCCAGCTTGTGCTTTGATAGAAGAGAAAGAGGAAATGACAGAGAAATATATAAGAGACAAGTACATGGAAGTTAAAGAACAAAGACTTAATGGCATCATATCAAAAAATCTTTTAGATTAAAAAAAATGAGAGGGAAAATCCCTCTCATTCACAACAACTAATGAAGTAAAACTTCAGCTACATTCTACACAATAGAAGAGAAAGATCAATCATAAATACTATCTTTGTGAACGTAAGTTGGTTGCCTGATAACTCTGCCATACTCTACTTCTTTGGCTGCTCTTGGATCATCTTCGAACCTATCTTTGCTATCATCATATTTCTTTTTTCTTTTCTGCATGTCTTTGAAAAGCTGACGTAATTCATTGTACTCATTTCTTATCTTGCTTTTCTTTCCCATTTTCACTTCCCAGGCTGCCATAACCACAAATGTCTATCCAGCTATCTGTATGCTTTTCATTCTGCACAAGTCTGGCTATCTTCAAAGCTATCATACAAAGATAAACCATTCTAACAGAAATTTGCACACCAATAATAGCTGACCATAACTTAGCTATTCTTGCATGATTATCATAGGCATTGCCATAGTCTTTTGCTCTATCCCCAGTAACAAGAGCCTTGGCTTTATCAAGTGCTTGTTTCCTGTTCATTTTTTTCTCCATAATAAACTAAAACAAAAGCGTTGCATTTTGGGCAAGACAAGTTTGAAACTATGAGGTATTCATCATCTTCATCACAATCTTCGTCTCCACCCCATATTAATTCTGTATTACAATGCCAACATTTCATATCTTTTCCCTCACTATGTAAAACCAAGTGTCAATATCAACTTCACAAACTAGGTCTTGATTAGTAGAGAAACCATGCTCAAAAACATCTAGCCTGATAACACACTTGATTGGGTGATTGTTGTATTTATAAATCAGAACTGGCTGCTTGTCTCCACAGTTACTTACTGTTTGCTCCCACCAACTTTGTTTGTAGGTAGTGCCTTTTTGATACGCTTTACATTCTATTGACCAGCCAGGTATCTCTATATCTGCACCACCAACTTGATACTGGTCTAAGTTTCTCTTGGCATCATAACCAAGAGCATTCTTTATGAGTGAGCAAATTTTTCTCTCAAAAGATGCACCTTTATCTCTACTGTTTGCCAACCATTCTCTCCTGTGCTTCTTTCATAAAGTCATTAGCCTTTACTTGACCATCAGTAGCTAACTCTATCTTGTTGAGTGTATCAGGTCTAGGAAACCTTTTACCTTGCAACAGAAGAGTAATAGCAGAACGATCTAAGTCGCACATCTTGGCAAACTTGTACTGCGATATATTATTTATTCTCAAATAATCTTTTAGTTTCATACCTTCTTTTAACATGTAGTTGACAATATGTAAATACTGGAGTACTAATTATTGTGGAGGTGCAAAATGGAAATACCAGATTATTGTAAAAACTTTGGTTTGTTTCATCAATCAGCAAGTACAGCTAACTTGCCAATAGATCAAGCCATACTCAAACTATATCTTAGACAGGAACACAAACTTAACTATCCTGATGCAGCACGAATGATGCTAGGCAGACTAGTACAAACTGCATTAGATCATCACTTAGGTTTGCATGACTTCTCGCCAATCAAAGGACAACAAGAAGGTCTTGAGATAAATCAGGCAATCAGGGAGTCGTTGACAGAATATCAACAGTACACACCAAGGACTTGGGATAACGGAAAAGACCAGTTAGAGTACGAAACATACCAAGATTACCTACCTGATATGGTCAAGGTGGCAGCACAGGGAATCAAGGAGTATTTTCAGAATGTCAACAGTATTGATGGAGAGTTTGCTCAACATCATATTGAAGAACAGATAGACGTACCTGTATTATATTATCAAGATTATTCAGGTGGTGGCAGACAGATAGATTTGAAGTGTCATGCACCAATAAAAAATCCTACAAAGAAAGATGGCACATCAACTTGGAGAATACCAAAGCCAAGGACAGAACCTTTGCCATCTTGGATTAGACAACAGGCAGTTTACTGGAAAGCAACAGGACAGAAACCAGCTTTGCTTTCAGTAACAGCAACAGATTATCATATCATTGATGAAAAGAATTGTGAGCAGATGCAAGATGAATACTTGCAAGTTGCTTACGATAGCGTGGTACATGACTGGAAAGTTATGCAAAACTTATTCAAAGATAGTCGAGGTAGCTGGATAGAACTCAAGAACAGAGCCAAGCTAGACTATCCTGAAGTATTGCAGAGATATGGACCTGACATTGCCAAATTAGCACAACAACTATGGAGTAAATAATGACTGAAGTATATAAACTACACAGAAAAGATGCAGATACAACTAGCATAGAGTCTGCTGAGAAAGTAAAAGTAAATCGTCTAGAAAAAATAGTCTATGAAGTTATAGATAACTTTGGAACAAGTGGCTGCATACAAGATGATGTACTACAAGAGTTACATGACTATCCTTATTCTACTGTTACTGCTCGTTTTAAAGCCTTGGAAGAGAAGAACATGATTGTCAGGTGCGAACATACACGAAAAGGTAAAAGAGGTCGTAAACAGCGAATTATGATGTCTAAAAGATTTTACGATCACAATGATGGTATGACTGACGAGGAACTACAACAAGGTATTTTAGGAGTGTGATATGAAAATAGAAAAAAATATTCCTATTCCACAAAAAAAAATGAGCAAAAATGAACATGTTGTACGACAAATGGAGATTGGAGACAGTGTTTTTTTTGATGTTGTTGAGGAAGATTTAAATAGACACCATGATTATACTGGAAAAACACAAAGTAATGCTTACGCTTTTGTTCGTGTTTTAAAAAAATGTGGCATGAAATCTGTTGTCAGGATTGCAAGAGATGAAAACCACAAACTATTAGGATTTAGAGTATGGAGAGTAGAATGACAGAAAAAGAACAGGAGTTGCAGCAGAAACTAGACTTGCTGCAAATGGACTTAGACAAAGTAAACAATGAGTTGAAACTTTTGAAAGCTGAGAAAAATGCTTTGATGAATACACTTGAACTTTGTAGTTCGCTACAAAAACAAGCAACAGGAGCAAACAATGGCTGATCTAAATAAAACTATGGATGCAGTTGCAGAACTGCACAAATCACATGGAGTAAAACAAAAAGGTGGCAA